TCGCTGGATCGTTCTTAGCTGGCGGCCATGATGAGGCCAACCATCGGCCCGGCCACGCGGCTGCCGGCGCTGGCGCTGGCGTTACCCAGATCGTGCCAGTTGATGTCGAAACGTTCGGTGGCGCGGATCGCGGCGCTTTCGGTTTCAAACATGCTTTCATCGCCGATGGTGGCTTCGGTGGTCTGCGCGATGGTGATACCACGACGATCGCCGAACATACCGGCCAACGTCGGCACACCCAGATACAGCGGGATGCTGGAATTGCTTTCCACCAACGGCAACGTCTGCGACATTTCAACGGGGAGGCCCTTGTAGAAATAGGTCGCTTTGCCGTTGACGACATCCACGCGGGAGTTGCCGCCGGCTTCGTCGATCAAGCGCTCGATGACGCTGAAATAAAACGCCGAAGAGCAGAACCATTTCGGGCCGCGTGCGTGAGCGTAAGCCGGCAAGCGCGCCATCAGGTTCGTGAGATCGGTTTTGACGATTTCGCTCCAGGCATTGCCCGAAGCGACCTGCAGACCGGCGATGTTGGCAACGGTGCCATGCAAACCGCGCAGCGCCGGGCCGAGGCCCACGATGCGATGATAAGCGCTCGTGCCGTCACCGTTGAACGCGCAGTCATCTTCTTTTTGCGCGAAGGAATAGGCCATTTCTCCGGCCAGATCGTCGGCTTCGGTGATGACGCTATCTTCGCTCCATTCGCTCGACATCAGCGCCATGATCGCCCAACGCTTGGCGTTCAGGGTCACGTCGTCCCAGCCTTTCATGGAAGCCGTGGCCGCGCCGCGTTCGCCGACGGGATAAGCCGTCAGGCCGCCTTTGCGGCGCTTGCGCTCGAGGGTGTCGCTCGACATCGGCGTGTTGCGAAGCAAGCGGCGCGCGACGCCGAAATCTTCGCGCAAGTCGATCATTTCGGCGTCGTATTGGATCGGCACGAGCAAGCCGCCCGATTCGTTGCGCGACTCCACTTGCGCTTTGACTTCGATGCCGTTTTTCTTGCAGAATTCGCGCGCTTTGGCGTCGCCATGCAAGCCGGCCATCAGGAACATCCCGAAGCCGTAGGCGCTTTTGGCGCTTTTGAAATTCTTCACGCGAGCGCGTGAAACGACTTCGATCTGACCGCTGCCTTCGCCTTTGCCGGCTTTGCCATCGGCGGCGTTGTCGCCGCTGTGGGCGGCGTCGGGCGTGGGCAAATTGGCGTCGCTGGGCTCGTTCAAAAACTCATCGAGTTCGGCGACTTCGTTTTTGACGTTGGTGCGCTTTGTTTCGCGCGCGATTTCCGCTTTGGTTTCGTCAATCGCGCCTTTGATGCGCGTTTCTTCGGCTTCGTCTTCAGCCGTCCACTCGGACTTCGCGCCGAGGGCTTTGAGCTCTTCAATGAGAGCTTTTAACTTCTGATGTAATTTCACTGTGTTTGTCTCCAGATCGGGCGCTATCAAAACGCCCTAGGGAAAATGGGTACGGCGGGGAATGCTGCATCTCTGGGATACAGCGGAGTTAGTTGAGGCCGAGCAATTCGGCTTCGAGTTCCAGCACTTCGGCGCTGATACGGCACGCTCGGGCGCGCTTGCGGCCCTTTTGCGGATCGGTTTCTTCGAGCAACGAATCAATGTCGCCGCACGCAGTTTTCATCGCGCTACAGGCGTCAGCGAGCCGGGTGCGCGTGGCGTCTGATAAGGTGCGCCCTGCTTTGCTTCGCATGGCGAAGATTTCTTTGGCGTCTTTCACAAACTCGCGGTTAGCGTCACGCACTAATTCGGAGTACTCATCGAAACGCAGCCCGGCACGCAGGCCACTTTTGATATCGGTGAGATCGCAAGAAGCATTCGCCGGAATCGAAACCGGCGAGACTTCATAAAGTTCGAGTTTTTTCAACGCGCGGCCCCAGTCCAGGGCGCGCGTGATTTCCTGCATCGTTGCCGGCGCAGTCAAAAAGCCTTCGATGTTATCGGGATACAGCCATTCGCCATCAACGATGTCGTAGCCGATGCTGAATTTTTTCACGATGCCGGACTTCATCAGCGTCCAGCATTCGGCGCCTTTTTCAACGCCGCGCTCGACTTGCCATTTCAGATAGAGATGGTCGTCTTTTTCGTAGCATTCGAGCGGTTTTCCAATCGGGCAATCGCTGCGATGCTGATACAAAATCACGCCGTCTTTGAGAAAGCGTTCGAGCGTGTCGGCAAACGCGCCGGGCAAAATAATATCGCCGGTACGGTCGATGTTGCCGATGCCGGCAGCCTTGCATTCGATAATGCCTTCGCCGTCATCGAGCGACTTGATTTCAAAACTAAGAGCTTTTGTCAGCATTCAATAAATTCCTGAAAAGTTGGGTTAGTCATCTACTTAAAACCCGAATTTGCCGCTTTGCGTGCGCGCTCCGCAGGCGCAATTGAATAAGCACGGCGTTTCGTTGGCGCCGGGCCACGTCGGCATATCGCCCGGCGAGTAGGGGCTGTTCTCGGCCAGATCGGGGCAAACGGTGCACGAGTCGGCGCCGTCGTCCAAAATCCAGTCGATCAATTCTTCGGCATCGAGCGAACCGCACCAGGCTTCGTTGGCCGTTCCGCGCAGGCGTTCTTGATAATAATTCGCGCGATTTGAGATCGCACTTTCATCGAGCGCTCCGTCGTCGCCGGTGTAACGACCGCTCTGCACGTCGGCGAAAAAGTTTTCGAGGTACTCGCGCTGCGATTCGGCGACGAGCTTTCCAAATTCGGTGTCATAATCTCCAAACGGAAAATCGCTTCCGGCCAGGCGACGGCCCATATAGGCGGCGCTCGTGTGGCCTTCAGCTAAAATTTCGAACATGGCGTCGGGAGTACTCCCGGCTTCGCGCAGCGCACTGGCTAAGGCAGTGGGCATTTCGCGACGCAGCGAATCGAATTGCGCGCGCAGCACGTTTTCAAATTCGGCGTCGCCGGCACCATCGAGCGCGGCGATAATTTCGTCAATCGTCATTGTGAGCGTTTCGCCAGTTGCCAGAATTTCGTAATCGCGCGGCGCGCCGCTTTGTTGGCGTCGGGTTCAGGGTCGGTTTTGGCTGGTGGCAGTTGCGCATCGAGCTGCGCGCCGAGAGTACTCTGGGGCACGATTTCCCATTTGTAACCATCAAGCCCGTCATCAATCGGCAGGCCGCGAGCGGTGCGTGCCTCGTTCAATCTCACAACGTTGTTATTGAATCCATCATCGGCACGCTTGGCGATGTCGTTCTGATTTTCTTTGAGCGCGGCGACTTCGCTTGTGTTGAATTCGCAATACTCGCGCATTTCGTCGCCGAGTTCGGGCAACAAATGGCGGTCGAGCGTTTCGCAAAAATCGCGCTGCACCGGCATGATGCCGGATTCATACGCCTGCAATTTCGCTTCTTTGTGGCTCGCTTTGGCGTTGGCTTCGCGCAGGCCAACCAGCAAACCAACCGTAACCGCCGGAATAGAAAACGCGCCGGCGAGTCGCGATTCGCCCAAAGCGCCGATGTCGGTGATTGCCAGATCGTTGGGCGAATAGCCGAGCTTTTCGATTTTCCACGGAGTGGTGAGAACCATCACGTCGCCGGCGTTATCGCCGCTGGTGAGAGCTTTCCAGCGCCGCTTGGTTTTGTCGGCGAAATCTTCATCAACATCGACATCTTTCTCGCCGGGTGACATGGTGTAGGGCGGCACACCGGCGTTTTTCAGGATGCCATAGGTGTAAGTGAGAATCTGGTTATCGGTGCAGATTTCACGAAAAAGCGATTTGAGCGGCGATAAACCTTTGCGATAATTGGCCGGATCGACGCCTTCTTTGAAGTGGATAATATCCGCCGGCGGAATGCGAAAGGTTTTGTTGTTGACGGCGTACTCATAGTAGGAAACGAAACTATCGCCGCCTTCGAGCCATTCGGCCGGATCGTCACTGCTTTTCGGTTCGATCAGCCAGTGCGGAACCCACCACAATTCAACCGGCTTGCCGGCTTTGCTGCGGCGCTTCCACCAGTAGGCGTTGCCGTCGCAAAAATAGGAAAGCAGCGTCGCTTTGAAAAGTTGCGTGCGCGTGAAATGCTTGTTCGGCTGTTTGATGCGCACGGATAATTCGTGCATCAAAACCGTTTCGTCGTTGCCGTCGGCGTTGGCCTGCTGCACCGTCAAAGGCGCTTCGCAAAACGTGTTGCAAAACCATCGCAGCAAAAGCGAAACGGCGGAGTTATCCCACACATTGCCGGCTTCGTTTTCCCAGTTGCGGGAGCTGCCGGGCAAGCGGCCGTTGCCAACGCGCGGCGCGCGAGAGCGGCCGCCGCCGCGCTGCGCGACAAACTCCAGAACATCATGGAGCGCTTCGCGCACGGCACTTGCGGCTTTAGTTAAGGTTGGAAAATGCTTCATTAAAAAACGCGCGCTTTGCGCCGGGTGTGGAGTTCGTTAAACGCGTCAGCGGCAGCGTCTACTTGGTCGTCATGCGAGCCGTTGGGAAACAAGCGTAGCTCTTCGATGAATTCTTTGTTCCAATCACCTTCGATCAGCCACACGTTGCCGGCATTGACCTGCCCTGAAAATGGTTCGGCGCGGGTTTCTTTGTCGCCGGTCACGCGCTCGGTTTTGACGCTGTAGCCGGCCAGCATTCGGGTGAATGCCTGCGCTTTGTGCACTCCGGCCTGGCCGGGGTCTTGTGGCCCGCGGATTGGGATTTTCTTTCCATCCAGCGCGGCGGTTTGTCGGATGCGCGCGTCGCGCGTATCCACTCCCCACTGGCCGCGCACTACATCCAAAACATAAAACCGGCCTTCGCCATCGGTTGCCAGGAGTACTCCGGCGGTGTAATCGCCGCCGCCTTCGGTGGCGGCTTTATCCCAGGCGCGAACCGCGCGCAAACCCGCCGGCGCAGTCGGTAGAATTGTCAATTTGTCGGGCTTGAAAAACCCGCCTTCTTTGGGCGCGGGACGCTGTTGATGTTGTCCGGCGTAACCATAATCGCCCAGGCGTTTGCGCTCGGCATCGAGCACTTCGCGCGGGAATCGTTTATCAAACAGCAGCTCACCGGCTTCGCCGCGCGGGTCGCTCCAGCCAATCGCTGTGATCGGCGGAATGAACGCGCGATGCCCAGCCTGGCGGCGCTCCGGCTCGAATTCCATTTCCAAACAAAGATGCTCCCAGGTGCCCTCTTTCAAAACGCAGCCTGACCAATCTTTGTCGCGCAATCGCTGCATGATTCCGAAACGCAGCGAAGTTCGGAGATCATTAACGCGATTCGCAATCGCGTCTTTCCAGCGTTCTGTAACCGCTTCGCAAAGCGTGTCCGATTTCACTTCTTCGGCGTCGTGGGGATCATCCACAAACAGTGCGTCGCCACGGTCGCCGGTGATTTTGCTAAGAATGCCAAACGCAGCGCGTGAGCCGCCGGCCGTGTTCCAATACAGCGATTTTGAGTTTTGGTCGTCGCGCAATTCCCATTCGGGAGCGAACCACGATTGATACCACTCGCTTTCCAAAACATCGCGGCAAAATACGCTGTCGCGCAAAGCGACGCGCGGGTTGGCGCTGAGGTAAATCGCGCGCCATTCGGGATATTTCAGCCACATCCACGCCGGCGTAAAAACCGAAACGATTCGAGATTTTGCAGTGCCCGGCGGCACATTGATGAGAAGGTTCTGAAACCGCTGCACCGGCATTGCGCCGGGTTCGTCATTCGTTTGCCCGTCGTCGTAAGCGCGCTTTTGTTGTTGCCATTTTTGAACGGCCAGCCAGTCATCTAACCCGGCTTGAACGTGATCGGCAATGGCGTCAATGTGCCAGTTCCAATCAAGCGCCGCGCCCGGTTCCAGGACGTGCCAGCCATAGCGGATAAAATCAGCCAGGCGGCGGCGCGCTTTTTCGGCGCGCACGTTTTGGAGCGTCGGGATCGGTTTTGGCGAGCAAGTTTTCAAGCTGGTTTAATTCCGCTTTGGAAAGTTGAGATAGATCCGCCGGCACATTTTGCGACTGCACTTTTCCGCTGTGTTCAATACTGGCGCGTTCGCGATATTTGTCAGGGCGGCGCGCCTTCAGCATCACAATCAAAAGTGTGTCGGAGTACTGGCGCTCAAAATACGGCTGGTTTGTTTTTGGATTAAGAAGCGGATCGCCGTGCTTATCGAATTTGTAGCGAACCAGCCCTTCTGTTGCCCGACGCAACGCTTCGTCTTCGAGCAGATCAGTACCGGCTTCAAGCGCCGCGTCCCACTCCTCAGCAAACTCTTCGTTCTCGCGGCGATACAGATATGCGGATTGACGCGACCATCCGGCGGCTTTCGCGGCTTTCGCCACTGACGCGCCGGCGGCAAGCGCCTTGAGAAATTTCTCTCTCTTTATAGGTGTCAGAGTTGTCAGATTAGCCACGATGAGAATAACGCCGGCGCGCGTGGGGAAAGGAGAAAACCCTGCGCGCGTCCGGCATCGTATTCTATTTCTTCAACTGCTTAATGAGATCGGCGAGCAGTTCGTATTGCGTGCGAATCACGGCGGCGCGCATGGCGATGGCCGGGTTGTGCTTCACGGTTTCCCACACGGCAATCACTTCGGGGTCGTCATCGATCGCGCTGACGTAGCTATAAAGCGCATCGGCGGCGACGATGATTTGCGGAACGATGGTGAGGTAGCGAAAAAGTGTTTTCATAGAAGTAAAAAAGTTAGTTTGAAATTTCGGTTTCGGTTGGTTTAATCCAGCCGTTTTTTGAAAAAAGATCGTCGAACGCTTTTTCGATTGGCTTGAAATCGTTCGGATAAAACGCGCCGTTCCACGGCCAGTCGTTTTCGGTGAAAATTTGCATTTGTCGCTGAATTTCAGCGTCGTTGGATTTGGCCGCCATGTAAGCGCAAAACGCGCGAGCGAACATTTCGCTGTCGCTCATCACGTATTTCAAATACGTTTCGCGCGCGCTGCCCTTTTCGGTGTTTTTGCTGTCGAGCAGTGATTGCAGGCCGCGATACGTGCGCGAATTTTTGATCGCCGCGCGGTAGGCGGCCATTTCGGGAACGCGGGTTTCGGACGCAAAAACCGATTCGGCTGCACCGGGCAAAAACTTCGGCGCTAAAACGCGATTATCGAACCAGTGTCCGACTTCGTGAAAAGTAATCAGCGTCGCGTAGCTGCTCGCCTGGCGGCGGCTGTTGATGGAAATGCGGCGATTCCACGGCGCGTAGCTACCGTGCAGCCTGTCCATCATATCCGGCATCGAAAGCCGGACGTCGGGAGTACTCCCGTCGAAAGCGAAGACGGTTTCCAAAATCGTTTTGGCGCGGCGGATGCCGGCCTGACGCTCACGCAAAATAGCGAGCTGCGTTTCGATGCTGGTTTCGGTGTCGTCAATAATCGGCTGCGAAAAAACAGGCGCGCAAACGCTCAGCAAAATCGCGGCAACGGCTAAAATTTTCTTCAATTCTTGCGCTCCAAAAACTCTTTGATTTCCCGCAGCTCGTGGCGCACGTCGGCGATCAGCGTTCGGTTGTCGTTGCGCGATTCTTCCAGGACGCGGATGTATTTGTCCTTCAGCCCCTCGTGATCGCTTTTTAATTCGCGGAAGTCGCGCGTCAAATCCTTCAGTTCGGTCTGGACTTCATCGAGCTTTTTTTCGGTTTGCTGGGCGCGCTCTTTATAGGCGATGGCATTGGCGCGCATGAGTGCGGCGGGAACGCCGGCGCCGGCGCCGATGACAGCGATCAGAAACAAAACAGCTGTGAACAGCGTGACGGGAGTGATTTCAATCATGCGCCACCCACGTCAATAAAAATGTAGGTGCGTGGATCGCGCTTGTCGGTCAGGTGTTGTCCGTAGGCGTAGGGCGTGATTTTCGCGGCTTTCAAATAATCCACGACCACCACGAAACGCGAATTTTCCGCGTGGCGATGAAGCGCGCTCAGAATCGGCGCGGTGTCGGCGCGCCAGCGGCCATTTCGCAATGTCGCGCCGGCAATAACGCGGTAGGAAATTTTTCCATTTTGCGCGACGCCGAAAATCAGGCGCGGCGATGGCGGAATTTTGATCGCGGGAGTACTCGCGGCGGGCGCTTTATAATTCGTGGGTAGGGGCAAGCGCCCCACGACATCAATGCCGTTATCGCTGTTGAATTGTTTGAGCGTTCGATAACCTTTGGCGCCCTGAATTCGCCCAATGGACGTACTGGAATTTTCGGCGACAAGCTGCTGGCCGACGCCGGGAATATCGCCGACGTAAATCCCGACGTGACCATAACCGCCGGAACCGCGCCGCTTGAATAAAATATCGCCGGGCTGAATCACGCCGCCGAGTTTCGATTTCTCTCGCGGCCACAAGTAGCCGTAGGGCGAAGCTAAAAACAGATTTGCGGTGATTTTTGCGCTGGCACCGAACAAATAAGAATAGCGCGTGCCGTGCGTGCCTTCGACAACCTGGCGCACAAAGCGCGAGCAATAGCCGCTTTCGAGTTCGTAGCGACGATCTAAAACGCCTT